TCATAAGTAATACTATTCAACTGAACAGGAACGTCTTTTTTAACACCCATATCTGGATTGTCATTCATTGTGATTGTATAGTCAGGTTGAAAATATGGAAGAATTTGTTCTACAATCTGTAGTGCATCATCGGACTGCTTTGCAAGAATATAGAGTTGAAAATTTATATTATATGGAACAGGCATATACTGGGTGTCTAACTGTTCTGACTTATCGCCCTTAACCTTCTTAAACTTCTGCACACGATTTAATTTTCGGCCGGGATCATATGTAAGACCTGTAATCTCAAATCCAATACGCGGTAGTGTTACCGCAGCTGCTTTACTGAGGTCTGCATCATCATTTAGTCGCACAAGAAACTTCTGTCTTGGACCATAGGCCAAAGGAACCTTCATTGTCTGTTGAATTACACCAGAGTTATCCTTACGAACTAATTGAATATTATTAAAAATTGTTCCGAAACCAACAACGATGTTGCGTATTGTTTCGTGATAAAATTGTTGTCCTAGCATTAATCTGCACTCCCTGCATCACCAAATGGATTCGATTCACTGAAGTCCAGTATCGTATCATCCAATGTTTCAAACAACTCATTTTGAGCTGTCTTATCCGTTACTCCATCTCCTACTATATAGTCTTCCTGTATGAGATATTCATCACCACCAGTTTCAAGTAGAATACTCTCACCACCAAGATCAGTCTCATCCTCACCAATAATATTGTCACTATCTGTTTCATCCAGAAGTAATCCACTACCATCACTGGTTGCGTGATCAATTCTGATTTCTTGGTTAATTGTAGTTCCTGTTGCCTGTTCAAGAGTAAATTGATAATCCGAACTTGCAATTGAGAGAGAATCTTCAATCGCATCAATGTCTGTAATGCCTGTATCAAGTTCCTCTGACCCATAATCAAACAGGCGACATCGCATCTTATAAACAGGATTGGTATCAAGTTGATGAAAAGGATCATCATGATCTACAAAGTTAATCTCAAATAATTTTTTAAGTAGTGGATGATAAATTGCATCACCCTCTAGAGGACGATCAGCATCAGTCGCATCCGTTTCATTTAGAATATAAAATGTTTCGCCTTCCAGTTTAGATGTTGCTATTGACCCAGATTCTAAAAGAATTGAACCAGACGATGTTGAATCTGTACCATCTTCAATTTGTATTTGTTTTGTCTTCTCTTGAAATCTTACTTTACTAACTACAAAAGTTGCTTCACTTAGGTTTTCTAAACCAAACTGAGTTATCACTTCTTGTTCACCAGCATATCCACCATCAGAATTTTCCATATACATTTCTATAGGAGCCTGAGTGTTGAACTTAGACAAAGAATCCTCTCCTAGAACTGTATCTTCTGCAACTAGTGTGCGGTCAAGATAATATACATCATGTCCGTGAATTTGAATTGCTTCTGCAATCAAGTTTGCATATAGTGATTGTTCAGATGAAATAACTTGTCCTGTAGTCATTATAATCCTCCTGCATCACCAAATGGATTTGACTCACTAAAGTCTAGAACAGTATCATCTAAGTCATCAAACAACTCGTTCTGAGCAGTTTTATCAATGACACCATCACCAAGCACAAACTCCTCAGATATAATGTAACTACCATCTTCAAGCAATAAACTTTCACCAAACGAAGTTGGGTCTTGATCTGCGCCAACTATTGTAGCATCAAGGGTAACATTCGTTGCATCTAAAGTATATCCATTTATATCTATTGTAAATGACTGACCAATAATACTTTCATTTTCTAGTGTAAACTGATAATCAGAACTGGCAACCGATAAATTATCTACGATTGCATCAATTTCAGTAATACCTGTACTAAGTTCATCAGAAGAATAATCGAACAATCGACAACGCATCTTGTAAACAGGATTGGAATCTAACTGGTTAAAAGGGTCATCATGATCTACAAAATTAATCTGAAACAATTTCTTTAGTACTGGATGATAAATTGCATCGCCCTCAAAGGGCCTGTCAGAATCAGTTGCATCAGTTTCGTTTAGTATATAAGATATTGTGCTGTCAGTTACCGTACCAGACTCCAACTGAACAGAACCAGATTCAGATGAGTCTGTACCATCCTCAAGTTGTATTTGCTTTGTCTTCTCTTGGAACTTTGTCTTACTTACAACGAAGGTTGCTTCACTTAGATTTTGCAAACCAAATTGAGTCATCAGTTCTTGTTGACCAGCAAACCCACCACCAGAGTCTTCCATATACATTTCAATAAGAGATTGTTTGTTAAATTTTGACAAAGAATCTTCACCAAGAACAGTATCTTCTGCAACAAGTGTACGGTCAAGATAATATACAGAGTGTCCTCTGTGATGAATAGCTTCTGCAACTAAGTCAGCATATAGAGACTGTTCAGATGCAATCGCACTCACACCATTTGTATGGAAATGCTTATTAACTGCCATGATTATCCTACCATGTAATTTACTGGTAACTCAAACGTAAGTGCGATTTGTTCTTCTAGTTTATTAATCTCTTCCTGTGCTTGTGAGTAAATAGTTTCACCATTCATGGTAACACCACCGAGCATTGCAACACCACTAAACTTAGACAAGTTCGCACCCCACTGTTGTTTGATTAGTGCAGTTGCATATCTCTTGAGATAGATGTCGTCAAAAATATCTGTGTAAGTTGCTGGGTCTAGTTTACGATAACACTCGACAATGATATAGTCTGTTCCAGCAGTAAAGTCATTCTCCCAATCTGCATCGATGTACAGACGGTTCTGATGTTGATTGAAACGGATCGGTGTCTCACCCACAAGAATATGTTCTAGAAGGTCTAAGTTGTCCATAGCCATCTGATACTGAATGACAGACGTAGAGGAAAGGTCAAATAAATCATTGAGACGTAACTGATAACGTAAATCAAACATGTTACTACCGCCGCCCGTGTCTGTAAATGGCCATACCTGTATCACAGACACAACAGCACTTGGCATCGGGATAAAGTTATTACCCTCCAGAAATGTTGCGGTGATGGAATTATCTGATGTATCTGTTCCGGTTGATGTTGTGTTTGCTCTTGCTCTCGTAACTTCTTCTTCGGTAATAAGATGTTTGAGATACATCTTCTCAATACCGTCATAGTGATACTGTGCAAAGAATTGCAATGCCTCGTCAATACGATCATCTGCTTGATCATCTGACACGTTGATATCAATGACACCAGAACCTAGTGCCCTAAAACAATAATCTTTGAATGTTGATTTACTTGTAGGTATGGCCATAAAGATATCCTTTTTTATATATTTATAACATTTGGTTTATGTAGGATATCACTTATTGTGGGGTTTTGTCGGTAATGATTGGTAATTGAATGTTGCCGGACTCCAAACTGGAAATCTTTGGTCAGCATAAGCATCATGTCTGGTTTCTGTAATACTATCTTTTGTGTAATATTTTCCGTATTTCCCTTCTTTCATAATAATATCATCAAGCTCTTCTGCACTAAATCCTTCATTTTTCTTTTTGTTATACCATTCCCCACATTTACATTTAGCACACTTTCCACAAGGACAGAGAGAAACTAATTTTTGAAGTTCCTTTGGTAACGATTCCCACGTTTGCCACCGACCCATAGGTTTAGTTTTACGATTCATCAACGGCCAGTCGATAGGGATATCTGTGTAATCTCTAAGAATGGAATGATCTACTCTAGAGTACAGATTGCCTTTTGCATAAAAATTTTCAATCGGTTCTGTCGTTTGAAAATACCAAGTAGAATGACTCCAATTATATGTATTTATACCAAGACATATCAAATCAACATCGTGCGTCTCTGACAACAATGCAACATTATAATTTTTTGATCTTATAGTTTCCAACATGGTATCACTAGCACGATCTTCAAACTCTGAAAAATCAAAATCAAAATCACGAACATTTTCTTTCAACCAATTACAGACAATAGGATACTGTGCTAAATCTTGATCAGATGCATCAAGTGTAAGTATCCTTGATATTACATCATCCGTAGTTTCAGTAAGAAGTTTATACAACATAGCCACACTATCTGAAGATGAGCTAGTTGCTGAGAAAACTTTCATAGTCTCTCCATTCATGTGGTTTGTTTCTGTGGTTCGTAAAATGTACAAACTTTATATCTGGATGAAACTCCCCACCCATATATATCCAATCGTTACCTGTCTTTTCTTTATATTTTTCAGTCATACTGTATTGCCAAGTTCTGTTATTTTTAAAATCAATAACTTTATTATCAGCAATCCATCTGGTAAACCATTCATCAGGAAGTGTAATGAGTTCTAGTCTCTCATTCACACTATCTCCTACAAAATATTGTTCCCCATTTACTGGTCCTGTAGTAGTTCCGTTTTCAATGTAGAACTTTTGCCAGTGATGCACATTACTCATAAACTTATCATAGATGTAACGACACTCCTTCGGATAATATTTAAAGAAACCACCATTAAGTTGATAAAGATTTGAGTCATTTCTCCACCACCCCGGCATCGCAAGAAACTGTCCCGGCTTGATTGGATAATCAAACACCTTCTTATAATCATTGACCAATAGAATGTCAATGTCCATTACACAGATAGGTTCATCAGTGTCCATCTGCATACCCCACATCTTGTTCCACTGCAAAGTTACGTCTGGATGATATGGTTCACGAACCCAGATAAAATTATACTCTGGTAGTTTATTCTCTAAGTATGTCTCATACTCTGGACCATACTTATTACCGATACGAACTGCTACAATATCCATTTATCATACCTCTGTTTTGTCGGCGTCCACCCTCGTAAGTAAGCTCCGTCTGCATGTCTTAAAACATCCAGTAAGTTATTATACGCATTGACCAATTCATCTAGGGTGTAATATGCGTGTGACATGTGATAACAGAAGATGTTAGTTGCGTCAAAAAATATAGTTTTACCTTTAATTTTTTTCAAGAGTCTGTCATAATTTGGTGATATTAAATCCATCAACCAGTATTCAATGTCATAATCATTGTGCATTTTTTGTTCTAATTTTCTCAAATCTTCAAATGCAGGCATATCTTGCTTTGCATTTTTAGATGCGATAGAATCAGGCATTACCATATTGTGAGTAAGTCTTTTACTGTAATAATAAATTTCCTGTAAAGACATATTCATTTCTACAATCATTTGTTTTATATCCAAATTTTCTTGACAATAATCAAACAACACAACCTCACCGTCAAACTCCAATCTGTCTACAATTAGTGCAGCACGTTGACCTGCCGTAGTAGAAAATATGACATCAAATTTTTCCGTGGGTAGTTCTCCAACTCTTTCTGTATTCTCTATATAAAATTGTTTGCGTATTCTCGTCATAAATCTACTAAAATAATAATCTTCTATATCTACATTGTCAAGGTCTTTCCAAGCTTCAGTCTGATAATCCCTATAATATGAAAAAGACTTTCTTGATCTTTCATCTTTCGTAAAATTCGTGACAGTAGGCATACCTTTTAGTTCTATCCATGGCGGGGTATAGTCGTCATGATAATTATTAGGAGATCGTTTAATAACATCATATCTCTCTGACATGTCGGGAGCTCCAATTTCTTTCCACATTGTCAAATTTAAATTCATGTGTTGATGGTGAAAATATGCTTTACGGTCTGGTCTTGCCATTATGTGTGCTTTGCAAAACTTTCCACTCTCTACAAAATCATAGAAGTCTGTTATCGGTGTTTGTCTTTTCTCTGGACCACCAGATACCATATCAAACACCATACCAACTGATACAATCATAGCATGGGTATGATCACAATTTAAAAGAACATCATGAACTTCACTTCTATAACAAAAATGAACATCGTGTCCAGTACCCGAACCAGTTGCCCCACCAGAAATCATAAATGTAGTAGTTTGGGTTTGTTTCTCTATTCCAAAATCCCACTTTAGTTTGTCTGGATAAACTACGAGAAACAACATATCTTTAAATCTTTTGTATATTTTTTTATTTTGTGTTTCACTCACCCACAGGGTAACAAATTCATCAAAGCTATTCATTGATCTCTCTCAATACATCTTTACCAAACTGTTTGACCAACGACCTCTTCATAAGTTCTTCACGTTCCTTATTGAAACCTCCGTGCATGATAAAATGAAACCTATTCTCGTTTGAACTGTTTAATGCTTCGTGATTTACGCCATTGTCAAACCAAAACCCTGTACAGTTTTCAAACGGCAACTCTTCCTTTGTGTCTGTGCGTCTTAGATAACAATTCTCTGGTTGATAGAA